CACCACTTAGTAGACAACCAGATTCAGATAGATTGGATTATTCTAGTCCAACTCAATTTAGGTTTATGATACATCAGCTGCCTAAAGTTGAGTTTTTTACTACGGCTGCAAATATACCAGATTTATCTTTAGGTGAAATGGTAATACCAACACCCTATAAAAGTATGCCAATTTTAGGTGACCAACTTACTTTTGGTAATTTAAGTGTATCTTTTATTGTAGATGAATATTTAGAAAATTATAAACAAATTCACAATTGGTTAATTGGTATAGGATTTCCTAAAAGTAAACAACAATTTGTAGATTTCCGAAAAAGTGGATCAAATTTGCCAGGAGCTGGAGATGGTGGTAATACAGATATAGGAGATGTAGGTACTCCTATAGCAGATAGACATTTTTATTCTGATGCAACTCTTACGATTTTATCAAATAAAAATAATCCTGTTTTGGAAGTACGTTTTTCAGATATATTTCCTGTATCTTTAAGTGGATTAGATTATACTCAAAATGTAACAGATGTTGAATATTTAATTGCCACAATTGATTTTCGTTACAAATTATATGAAATGATATCAATATGATAAAAAATCTCAAAGATTTAGTGATAGTATTACTTGTTGGCGGTGTCCTTACATTATTAGGTGTTATCATAATAGGTGACTATGTAGTTGCTTTAGCAGAACAAAGACCAGTAGATGAAAGTGTAATTACATTAATGAAAATGGCACTTACTGGTTTGATAGGAATAATAGCAGGATATATGGGTAGTAAATAATGGAGTTATAATGAACCTTGATGAATTAAAAGTTCAAGTCCAAAACGACTTGAAAATAGATAATGAACACTTAGATACAGAATCACTAAAAAACCAAGAAATTAAAGCTAAATATTTAGATATAAAATCTAAGTATGAACTTCTTTTGTTTAAAGCAAAAGGAGATTATAAACGTATATATCGCGATAAGTGGGAATATTATGGTGGTAAAGCTGATGCTAAAGTTTATGTTAGTAAACCATTTGATATCAAAGTTTTAAAAACAGATTTAAGTGTTTATATTACATCTGATGAAGATGTAATAAATGCAGAAAATAAAATTGGATATTTAGAAACAGTTGTTGATTATATCAAAGGGGTTATCAAATCAGTTGATAATCGTGGTTGGGATATTAAAAATGCAATAGAGTGGAAGAAATTTGAAGCAGGAGTAACATATTAATGTGGAATAATATAGAATATATAGATGATTTTTTAGAGGAGCATATTGCACAACTAATTGATATGCAGTTAAGAGAAGTATCGTGGAAATACGATTATGATTCAGTAAAGGGTGGTACAAACAAACACTGGCATTTGTTTTTAGGACATAATGTTGGAGAGATAGGAGATTTTGTACCAATTTGGAATCAGATCAGTAAAAAATATGATTATGAAATGGAAAGAGCTTATCTCAATGCACATACACATGGAATAGAACCACACATACACAGAGATGATGGAGATATGACTTTTATTTACTATCCAAGAATGGATTGGAAAAATAATTGGGGTGGTGGAACAGTAATATATGATAATGATGTAAAAGATATTACACACCACATTAACTATAAAGGTAATAGATTAATTAAATTTCCAGCAAACCTACCACATCAAGCTCAACCAGTAAGTCGTGAATGTTACCAGTTAAGAACTTGCGTAGTTTTTAAAACTATGAGAAAGGTGTAGATATTATTATGGAAAAAATAAGTGATTATATACAATATTATACAGATATTGTTGATGATAAGTTGTGTTGGAGATTAACTAATAAACAATTTGATTATCAATCGTCAGCTTATTCTACACACGAAAGTGGGAAGGTAGTTAAAACAGATCGTGTATTAATGGATGATGTATGGATAAAAAATGATGATGAACTTTATCCAAATATTAAAACATCATTTGAAAAGGCTATAGGAAAATACAGAGAAAAATTTAAATTTTTTAATGTAAGTCGATTGACAGATTTTCGTATTAATAGATATGGTGTTGGTGGGTTTATGTCAAATCATGTTGATAACATACATCATAGTCATGGACAACAATATGGATTTCCACAAGCTACAATATTATTATTCTTAAATGATGATTATGAAGGTGGTGAAATTATTATTTCAAATAAAAAATTTAAACCAGAAAAAGGTTCTGCAATTATGTTTCCATCAAACTTTATGTATCCCCATGAAGTTTTAAAAGTTACTAAGGGAAATAGATGGAGTATGGTTTGTTGGTTGATGTAAAAAAATATAAATGTTTTCCAACTGTAATTGGTGAATTTAAATATGATATGCCTTCTGTTTGTGAAGAACTTATAAAATTTAAAAGTTCTAAAGTTTTTAGTCAAACTGAAGATGATATCCATTTGTTATCAGAATTTAAATTATTTAAAGATACAGTTTTAAGTGCAACTGACAAATATTTAAAGGACTTAGAATATATATACGATAGTTTAGAAATTACAGGTATGTGGGCAAATGCAATGCATGGTGGTGAAACACACGCACCACATACGCATTCAAACAATCTTATGTCAGGAGTATATTATTTAAAAGCATCTAAAGATACTGCACCAATTCAGTTTTTTGATCCAAGAGCTCAAGCTCATATATTATCCCCAAGAAAAAAATACAATTGGGATAATTCTAATATGATTCAGTTTAATTCTGTTAAAGGTGTGGGATTATTATTTCCTTCTTGGTTACAACATTGGGTGCCAAATAATAAAGATGACAGAATAAGTATATCATGGAATATAATTGCCAGAGGTGATTATGGTGAACCAAAGTCTTTACAAAATGCAAATATCTAAAGTAAATGAAGTTTACTTAACATTAGAGGTAGACGATAGTTTAGAAAAAGAATTATCTGATTATTTTACTTTTGAAGTGCCTGGGGCTAAATATATGCCCCATTATCGTAAAAAACTTTGGGATGGTAAGATTAGATTATTTTCTCCACACAATGGTAGAATATATGTAGGACTTCTTCCATATATCAAAGAGTTTTGTTTAAAAAACTCAATTGAATATATATTAGAAGAGGGAGTAGAAAATGAGCGGAATATTGTTCGTGAGGATGTTAGAGGCTTCACATCATCCTTACACCCCACCTCAAAGGGAAACCCAATCGAAATACGCGATTATCAGCTGGATGCGATACACCATGCAATATCCACAAACAGAACACTTCTATTATCTCCTACCGCTTCTGGTAAATCATTAATAATATATACACTAGTACGTTACTACCATATGATGGGATTAAAAACCTTAATCCTTGTACCCACAACATCACTAGTTGAACAAATGTATTCTGACTTTATTGACTATGGTTGGAAAGATGAATACGTTCATCGCGTTTATGCAGGCCAAGATAAGGGATCAAACAAAGCCTGCGTGATTTCTACTTGGCAATCAATCTATAAGCTTCATGCTCCATACTATGCACAGTATGGTTGTATAATAGGAGATGAGGCCCATTTATTTAAAGCTAAATCTTTAACAGATATAATGGTAAGGTGTAGAGATATAAAATATAGATTTGGTTTAACAGGTACACTTGATGGTACACAAACACACAGATTAGTATTAGAAGGTTTATTTGGAAAAGTTAAAAAAATTATTACTACAAAAGAATTAATGGATAATGACACTTTAGCTCAATTAAAAATTAATTGTGTAGTTTTAAAACATAAAGAAGAAGAATCTAAAAGAGTTAGAAAATATGCATATGCTGAAGAAATTAATTATATAGTTTCTCATCCAAAAAGAAATATTTTTATAAAAAATTTGTGTGAAAAATTAAATGGAAATACTTTATGTTTATTTCAGTTAGTAGAAAAACATGGGGTTTTATTATACGATCAAATTAAAAATTTTGATAGAAAAGTATTTTTTGTATATGGTGGAACTGATACAAAAACTAGAGAAGATATTCGTGCTATTACAGAAAAAGAAAAAAATGCTATAATCATAGCATCCTATGGAACATTTTCTACAGGTATAAATATTCGTAATATACATAATATTGTTTTTGCAAGTCCATCTAAAAGTAGAATAAGAGTATTACAAAGTATAGGTAGAGGGTTACGACAAAGTAAAGATAAAGATATCGTTAAATTATTTGATATATCTGATGATTTAACTTATAAGTCTAGAAGAAACTTTACTCTAAGACACTTTTATGAAAGAATAAATATATATAAAGACGAAAGCTTTAATTATAAAATTGATAGGATAAATTTATGAGTGAAATTGAGTGGCATGTTCCTTTTAGTCCAACTATTATGGAAACAACAGTATCTACAAAATTTTTAGATATTGTAAATAAAGTCGGTAATACAGTTTTAAATGATGAAGAAAAATCTAATAAGTTTGATTGGTCTGATAAACTAGTTGGTAAAGTACATAAAGAAGTTTCTATACCATTAGAAGATGAAGAAAAAGATTATGTAAATAATGAAATCAAACAAGCCTGTATAATTTATTTTAAGAAGATGGTTGAAAATGGTCACAAACTATTATTGTATGCAGATAATAATCAATCTTTTGATATAACACAAAAGAATATAAATATAACACAGTCTTGGATAGTTAGTCAATATAGAAATGAATATAATCCTTGGCACACTCATAGTGGTGATATATCTGCAGTTATATATTTAAAAATTCCAAAAGGAATGAATGATTTTATTGAAAAAGAAATGGAAGACCATTTTCCCAGCAGTGGTATGATACAATTTATGACAGGAGAAAAACAAAGTTTTAGAAAGGACACAATGAATTTTAAACCAGAAGTTGGAAAGTTTGTAATATTTCCTTCTTGGTTAAAACATTCAGTTTATCCTTTTTATGTTGGTGGTGAAAGACGTAGTATGAGTTTTAATGCTAGATATTTAGATGCTAAACAAGCCAAACTTTTAAAGAGAATCAATAAATGAACTATCAAGTAATCAAATTATCAAATGGTGAAGATATAATCTGTACTGTTGAAAATTTGGAATCTGGAAAATTAAAAATTATTTCACCTCTTAAAATGAGTACTCACACTAAAGTAACAGAAAAGGGTGCTGTTGAATCTTTAGGTTTATCTAGATGGGTACAAGTATATTCTGACCAACCATATTACATAATAGAGAAAAGTGGTGTAGTTATCGTAACTCCTGCATCTGAAGGATTATGTCGTTATTATGAATATGTATTAAATAGTATGAATAAAATTGAAATGATAAAAGGCCCCACTAAAGAAGAATTAGATGAAATTGAAGAAGATGAATATAATTTAAATGATTGGGATATAAACGAAGAAGATAAAATATATCATTAATCTGTTAAACTACAAAATCATTATACACACTAAACATAGTAATGTCAAGGGCAAATTTTCTCTTGACAAACCTTTCATATTAGTGTAATATAGAAAAAATATAAAGTAAAAGAAGGGAATACTATGGCTAAGAAAAAAACTGCCCATTATGTAGATAATAAAATGTTTCTTCAAGCTATGAAAGATTGGAAAGACCAATGTAAAGAAGCAGAAGAAATGGGTGAAGAACTTCCTCGTATTACAAATTACATAGGAGAGTGTTTTCTCAAGATTGCAAATGGACTTTCTTATAAACCAAACTTCATTAATTATACATACAGACAAGAAATGATATCAGATGGAATAGAAAATTGTTTACAATATATTCACAATTTTAATCCAGAAAAATCAAATAATCCATTTGCATATTTTACACAAATTATATATTATGCTTTTATTCGTAGAATACAAAAAGAAAAGAAACAAGCTCATGTAAAACATAGAATGATTGAAAAACAAGAATATATTCCATATGTTACAAACCCAATGGATAATACTGTTTATCAAGTTTCTGGTTTTGATATAAATGTTATGGTGCCTGATGAAGCTGTATATAAACCTAAGAAAAAAGAAAATAAAAGTAAAAAAAGTGGATTAGAGAATTTTATGGAGACAGATGATTGAAAATTGCTATAATTAATGATACTCACTTTGGTGCAAGAAACGACAACTCTAATTTTAACGAATACTTTTACAAATTTTGTGATGATATATTTTTTCCTACTCTTAAAAAAAATAATATAAAAACTTGTATCCATTTAGGAGATTTAATGGATAGACGTAAATTTGTTTCTTACAAAACCTCTAGAGATTTTCGTAAAAGATTTGTTTCTCCATTTGTAGAAATGGGGA